ATTGACATTAAGTAAGGGTTCTTCATGTTCATGCTGTTCCACCTATCATGGGTACATTAAAGAACGAGCCATCTGCATCGCCCTTCTTGGTAAAGCTAATATGGCAGTGATGAGTGTGCTTATTAGACCCAGTGTAAGGACGCCAAGCCCAAGACTTCTTAGACGATGCGATTCTTCCATCGAAGATAATATAAGAGATTCTCTTATCGCCACGTTTAGCGCAGAGTCGTAGTTGATCCGCAAGGTCAGGCATGAGGTCTGGCTTTGCTTTGCCAGATAAATCCCTGTCAATGTCAATGGCTCGGACGATACCTTCTGCATCAGGATTGTGGTCAGAAGGACGTGCTTGATGACGAGTGTCGCCAATCCAGCCGTCTGAGGTGCGATCTCTATCTGAGTAACTATCATCGCATTGTTCTCTAAGTTGTTGTCCAGCTTTACAGAGTATGGGCTTCATTAGAACAGTCCCATCGCTTCTGTGAGTTAAGAGTTAATTCTTCATGCTCGCAAGGAGCAGGTGCAATAAAGGCATCGTCAATAGGATCATAGGTATATCCAATACCTGCATAGTTGTAGCGGATATTGCCGTTGTAAGAAGTGCGAAGGCATTGCTGCCCTCTAAATTCTGCATACCAATCCTCTGGCTTTTTGCCCTCAATTAGTTCCGTCTCGTCAATGCCCACAATAACTTCTGTGACAATGTTGTTATTTAAGAACGCGTAATGTGCCATTATGCCCAACTCACATTTCCTGCACCAGCAGTAATTGTTGTAATCTTGTCTGAACCAGAAGTAGTAGTTGATGCAGTAAGACCGCCACCGATTGTGATTGTTCTTGTATTGGGATAACGAATAATTACAATGCCTGAGCCGCCGTTTGAGGTTGTACCGCCAAGAGTTAGTGTTCCTCCACCACCGCCACCGCCGCGATTAGCAGTTCCAGTTGTGCAAGTTCCATCGCTGCCTTGACCTTTGCCACCGCCACCAGAACCGCCTGCGCCACCAGAAGTCCAATCGGATTCCGCGCCGCCACCGCCGCCGCCTGCATAAGTTACTGAAGAACCACTAATTGAATTAGCTGTACCTGCGCCGCCTGCGCCTGGGCCTGTAGGAGATCCATCGCCCGTACTATTTCTTCCGCGAGTACCAACAACACTTGCTCCACCGCCACCGCCGCCAGAACCGTTACCAGAAGTTCCACCACCGATACCGCCATCATAACCTTCTACTGGGCTATAACTTCCAGCGTTTCCTGCTCCGGCAGTACCGTTATCCGCACCGCCACCGCCGCCAGAACCGCCTGCGCCGCCGTTTCTATTACCGCGATATGCAAAAGAACCGCCGTAACCACCGCCAGTTGAAGAAATAGAAATTACTCCGCCAATTACAGATGAGTTGCTTCCCTGAGAATCAGCACCTCCACCAGCACCAATCGTAACTGTGTAATTTGTGGAAGGAACGAAGTCAATTTTTGTTCCACCGTAATTAGAACGATAGCCGCCTGCGCCGCCACCGCCATAATACTTTTGACCAGTACCACCAGAACCACCGCCTGCGACAATTAAGTATTCTGCGCTTACATTAGCTGGTGGAGCAGTTGGAGTACCAAAGATTCCTGATGTGATGCAACCAATCATTATGCAATCGCTCCTACGACATACCATGTATCTGTGGCAGTCTTAATGCAGACCGCTGTCTTGTATTGAGCCAAGGTTGGAGAAGCTGCAACCGCACCTGCTGAAAGAACTGTGGTAGTGCCGGAGGTGGTTGCAGAAATAGTGCAAGTACCTGCGCCTTTGTTTAGAATTGTGATGGCTGTGCCTACTGGGAACGCCACAGAAGCGTTAGTGGGAATCTTGAAGGCGATTGCTGTTGCCTTGTTCATAGGCACTAGGACTTGGTACTGATCCGCTAGGACTGCGGTGTAATCCGCTGTCTGGTCTGAGCCGACAGTAAAGGCGGTTAGCGAGTTATAAATCGCCGCTGTTAATACATCGCCTGTTGCGACTGGAAAGGTTGCCATGATGCTCCTAGTAACTCAAAGTTGATTGTCCGATTATACCGTAGGTACTGCTGCCTATAATGAATCCGTCCAGTATAGGTTCGAGCGTGGTGATTGTTACGCTCATTTTGTTGGGTGTTATATCCCAAGCAAAGCCCTGCGCTTGGAGAGTCTTAGTGATTGTGCTGCCTTGATCTGTGACGTTTGTGATGTTTAAGTTGTCAAAGTAATCGAGGGCAATCATGGTGTTGGTTGGAACTGCTGGGTCAAGCAAGTCCACAGTCATCTCGTCAATGCGGATTGTGGTCTCTTTGCGAGTGTTTACATAGTTAGAAGCCGCGCCTGCTACCTGAGTATCTGTCTCAGCTACAAGGTTCTCTTGAGTCAAAGAGTGAGGGAAGTACTTGTCAATGGAAGCCTGTGAATAGACGTTCTGTGCTGTGCCACCTACGCGGTTGAACTTCACGTCATTTATAATCAGTTTGTCATCAAAGGCATACTTAAGATTACGGTAAGGCACTCCTGTGGTCTGGTTAAAGACAATCGCTGTATTAGCCAAGGTCTTAGTTACCTCGCTGCGAGACTTAAAGATTGCCGTTCCATCTGGACTCATATAGAACGCGCCTAAGCCTTCTGAGAACTCCACATTCTTGATGGCTTCTAGGGTTGTGCGGTTAGTCGCAGGATCAGCAATGCACGTTGCATTTCCTGTAGAGATTGAGCGCATGGAGACTGGCCATTGAACGTCATTAAGAATCTTGCCAATGCGTGTGCCAGTTGCTTGTCCTGCTGCCGTATCTGCCACTGTTGCAATGTTAGCCATCTGAAGAAGACGGAAGCCGTCTGTGCAGAGAATATCTACATAGGCTGTTTCTTGTCCTTGAGGAAAGGTGTACCTGTAGTCATTCACATACCCACTGAACAGGAACTTGGAAGACGTTGAAGTAGTAGCTGCAACACGCAACTTACGCAAAGGCACTAGATAGCCGTAGTAAGGAGATGATGTGTTCTGAGGGTTAAAGTACCCCAGAGGGTCTAGAACGCGCACAATGGCTGTTCCTGCCTCGTATGTGTCTTTCATGACGTTACGCCCACGTCTGATAGAGATTGAATAGACGTTAGGCGTTAGATCAACCGTAGGGATAACTGCATCTGATGAGCTGAAAGTATTGACACCGATTACACCATTGTTTGTAGAACCGATAACGAAGCCCGCTCCGAATGTTGCACCAGAGGAGAAGTCAAAGGTGACTGCTATCTGTGCTGGAAGGGTCACTCAAAGCCACCAGTTCTGCGGTTGATATAAGTCTGGTTGCCAGAAGAAAGGCTCGACTGTTGAAGGCTTGAAGCAATAGCGTTTGTAAGGTCTCCATCGCCTGTCACCTTCAGTTCAATGGTTTGAGTTCCAGCACCCATGCCGTAAGATTGAGCAAGTGCCTCATATCGAGCAGAGGATAAAGCTTGGATTGCAGATTGTGTGTAATTGTTTCCTGCTGCTAGGGCATCGAGCATGACTGCATTGAAAGTATCTTGAATAGCAAGGTTGCTTGAAACAGTAGGCTGAATTGAAGTTATGCCAATGCCGCCCTTATCTCCAATAGGGAAACCGAAAGGATTAGTTGCTGGGTCTTGATAAGGTGGCTTCTTGCTTGTATTGCCACCACTAGGAGCGTTAGGGTCAAACTTAGGGAATGTAAGCGCATTAAGTTTCTTCTGAAATTCTAGAATCCATAGATCAAGGAAAGCAAAAGGGTTGGCAATCTTCATGTCACCGATTGCTAAGAAGAACTTGTAAAGGCCTCCAGTTGAATCCTGAGCCATGAGAATCTGCTTGGTTAGGCTTGCTGCCAATACCTCGTTCTCGTTGAGGATTGCAAGTTGAGCCTGTAAGCGAATTCTATCTTCTTCTGAGAGTTTGCCCTTAAGTGCGGCAATGATCTGAATCTGGTCTAGGTCAAAGACTGTGCCAGCTTTTTTAAGTGCGGCTTGCTTCTTTTGTTCAAGGGTTAAGTCTTTAGTGCTTTTTAATAAAGCCTTCTGCAAATCTGCCTGACGTTTAGCAGCGGCTTTCTCTGCTGCGCTTTGCTGTTGGGTTCGCTTAAAAGTCCCTGCTGGAGATTTAGAACGATTAGTTGAAGGCTTAGCACCTGCCATAAGAGCATTGACATCACCGCCTGCAAGCAAGTTTGTATATCCCTTGCGGAACTTCTCAACCAAGCCAATGGCTGATCCTAAGAATACAATCAGATTGCTGGTTGCTTGGGCAATATTGTCGATGGACTTGGCGGCATCGCTGGCTTCTGTGCCACCGCCAATACGAGCAAAGGCATCAACTAGCCCTTTACCTATTGTCTCCTTGGCATTATTAGTTGCTAGAGTAAGAACATCGAGCTTGAAGGAAGTTGTCTCTAAATAGGCGTTAGCAGCTCCAGCAGACTTAGTAAGCATAATGCCAAGAATCTCAGCAAATGACTTCGATTTAAGTTCTGCTTGAGTAAGACCTGTGTTGTACTTCTTAAGCCCGCGTGTAATTCCTACATAACCATTGGCTAAGTCTTGTGAGACTGTTGCTAAATCTATACCGCTGGCTCTTGAAATCTGAATGGCATTGTTAAGAAGTTCTTGGGATTTAGTCAATGATCCTGTCGTGGTCAGCAAACTTTGGAAGGCCGGACGAAGAACGTCATCAGCGATAGCCGAGGATTTCTCAAGCTCTGCTATAAATGTAGTGACCTTGGCTTGAGAGAATGAAAGCCCCAAGTTATCGACTGCGGTTGCTAGTCGCTTGGCTGCTGCCTCATCTGCTGCGAAAGCCTTGACTGCTGCCTTGCCGTAAGCACTCATAGCTGTTACGCCTAAAGCAACCCCTAAGCCGCTAGCAAGTTTCTTAACATTGCGCTGAAGGCCTGTTACCGATTTATTGGCTTTATCAAAAGCTGCTTTGCCTGTGTACTCGGCAGCAATATTAATGGCTACATTGCTCATGCTGCTCTCCTTAAATCAACTATCTGTGTACGGTCATTGAACTTTTTTGTAGTATTTTCTAATGAACGAATAACTGCAAGATTGGCTTTGCCTTGAGTCTTAGCCCAAGCTCTGAAAATAAGGCGACCCATCATGCGATGGTCTGAACCCTTCATCGAACCGTAAAGGTTTCCAAGGTTTGAGATAAACTGATTGCCAGCATAAGGATTGTTTGATCTAGAGACTCCCTTAGAAGCTCCACCGCCGTTAGGCCCAACCCATTCTTGACCTTGGCCATTCTTGCGCCCAGCAGTCTCATAGATTGCGCCAATCATAGACTTATTCTGAATTCTAATTGTGTTCTTAAATCCAGCCCTGTTGGTTTGGCTAGGACTTGTCTTATAGACAATGCCAGATTTAATGACTGAGGCATTGTAAGTTGGAAACTTGCCATCGTAAAATGAACGCGGAGCCCAGCCTGACATTGGAGACTCGGCTGGAACGTAGCCTCTTGCATCTTTAACAATTGGTTTAAGAACTGCGCCTAGTTCTTTAGTCAATTCTTTTGCAAGGTCAGGAGCATATTGGTTCAAGGCTTTTCTAAGAGCGACCGCGCCTACTACTTCTGTTGGCATCGTTTCGCTCCTTTGCTAAGTCCTTAAGGACTTCTACATGTGCCTTGAAAGCCATTGGCGATAGTTCGACAATGGTGCTGAAGGGAACTCCATACTCGTAACTCAAGCGAGCTGCGAGATAGGTGAGGGAGTTCCGATCTACCCTAAAGGGTCAGACTCAAGCACCTCAACATTTTTGAGGCTTTCGAGAAACTGTTCTCCGAAAGGTTTGACTGTTTCACCCGAACGTCTAATTGCTTCCCAGCAGAGCCAGTAAACATCTGACTGCTTCTGATCTTCAATCAAGGCTTTGTGAAAGCCCTTCTTGGCGTATTGCTCGAAGGCGTATTCAATCAGTGGAGTAATCTCGTACTCTGTTACTGAGTTGTCTGCCCTTGTTACCTTGAGTTTTGCCATTTTAGCCCCTTAGTTAGTTATCAGGAAGTTGTGATTGCTACTGTACCAGAGACGTTCCAAGTTACAGACTGAGTTGATAG